CAGACCGTCGGCTTGAGGCATTCCAAAACCGCGAGGAATTATAAGTCGCACGATTAAGCCAGTACCGTATTGATTATCTCCCGCAGTTATACCATCGTACGTAGTCGTAACTACTATAGGATTTGTTTGGGTTATCGAGAGTATCTTGCGCATGGCTGGTTGATACACGGGCGATAATTGAGCTTCAAACCGAGGATCTGTAGGCATATTATTTTCCTCTAGGATTTAATATCGAGGTTTTCACTTGGTGTGCCAACCGTGTAAAGAGATTTAGCTGGCATCACATCGAGGTCATCTTCCATATAATCTAAGCTATGGAATGAAAAACGATGAACTTTACGGGCAACCTGAATCGACTCTCCACGCAATCTTCCATCGTTGTAAGCAGACCGCATGCCAGTCTCACCATTTTGTCCCGAGTGATGCTTGTATTCCATGTAAAAACAATTGTTATTTAGATGGCGCGCAACTCCACGAGTTAACTCGTATGTTTCACCATCAAATAATTCGTAGACTTCAAAATTGTCTCCATGGTAACGCTTATATGCAAAGCGAACACTACCGCCAGGAGTTTCAAGATTTTTAAATACTCCGACTACTTTTTCAGAATCACGTGCACGGCGACGTTCTATATCTTTTTTAAGTTCAACGCGGTCCATTTTAGTCGTATTAGGATTAATATGAAGTCTGCCTTGCATTAAACCAGATTTATATGAAGTCTCTCCGCGCGCTATTGCACTCTTTGCCATATATATCTCCTTATATAAGGAGTATGTGGGCCCTCTATTTCAAGTTCCCACATACTCCAACTTTATCTTCTTGATTTATGCATCAAAAAGAAATGTATTACTGATTAAAGGACTGTCCTGCAATCCAAGTAATCACATCACCAGTAGAACCAGCAGGGCTGCTTGTACCAGCTTTCAACAACATACCAAACTGAGCAGTGTTAATAGTTGCACCAGCAAGTATATTTTGACCTGCAGTAAGAGCTTCCGCGGTGTTTTCACCTACAGGAATAACCTGAGCTGGGCTAAAGTTTGCACTACCAGCAGCTGGGAAAGTAAATGCAGTGAAGCTCGATGAATCTATATCAACATCAATTGTATTAGTTACACCATTAGCATCTGCTTGTCCGATGTTAACAATTGTTGCATACAGATCATTAAGTTCAGTCATTCCCCATACTGGGCCTGGAACACGTAGGCTAACTTTTTGACCAATGGTGTATGTTTGCGTAACAGTCATGGTGATACGTGTTAACACACCAACTGATTCAATTTTGCTTATGTCGCGAGTCGAAGGGTAGAAGTAGTACTTATTATTAATAGTTCTCCAGCTACCACCAGTTGCTGCAACAGCAATCGTTGGGCCATATGCTAAGTCAAAATGAGTTCCATCAACTACTGTAATGGTGAAGTCATATCCATTAAGTTGACCTGCTCCAGTAACGTTGTAAAGGGTTACTACATCGCCAGTTGTTAAACCAGCAGTTGAAGCAACTGTTACACGTGGAGGGGTTGCAGTCGAAACTGCAGTTAATGTGGTTAATGAGCCAAATTGTGTTACCGAAGTGTTGTACAGGTAAAAACCAGAGTTTGCTGCAATTTGTCCAACAGCCAATGCGTTAGTTGTAGCAGTTTTAGTATATACCGTACCACGACCTTGAGTGTCACCAAGTGACCACATAAACTGAGCACCGGTTCCTGCGCCTGCAGCGTAAGAAACAGTTTCATTGAATACCATCATCCAAGAAGCGCCTGATGGTAAGGCTATAAATTGGTCTGCGCCAGTTGAAGTGAATCTTCCACTGAAGTTGCCATTAGGAACTAACATAGTAATCCCTCCTTAAAAAGCAAGTGTGCATCGTATATTGGAGATCCAAAGATCATTCAATATACGGGGCACTTCAGCAAATACATATCCAACAGTCACGTTTTGTGCCAATGGATCACTGAAAATTGCTGGACGATAAATAAACTGAGCAGAATAGTTATCTTGTTCAACGCAAGCAAGTGCTTCCATACCTTGTATGAACACGTTATACACAGTGTTTCCAAATCCTGAAGCATTTGCAGATGTAGAGCCTTGAGATGAAAGCATAAAGCGAACGTTCTCAACACTACCCCATTCTGAACTCAATGAACGATTTTGGTTTGGATAGTTCCATTTTGAAATGAAACCATTTAAGGCGTTCAAATTTGTTGAAAGATCGGTGTGTCCGAGTGCAAGGTACGCATCACGAACTGGACCTGTTCCAAATTTATCTTCACCACCCATACGATCCAATATCATCCACGCATCATTGCTCAGTAATTGAGCAGTAACAGTTCCGATATCTGACAAACTCAAGTTTGTTGGATCGTCACCATTATTACCACCTGTGCAATAATATTGAGTTGCAGTTGCAGCTAACATATCACGAGTCAATTGATCTTCGGTCATACGAAGAGAAAGACCGAGAAGTTCTGCAGTTTCATTTAAAACTGGATCTTGGTTTTGCAAAGTAACTTGTTGATTAATTGCAACATATAAACCATAGAAACTCATGGTAGCATCGATATCAACTGCAGTTAATGGAGTCGCGGGAGGTGTTGCCCCGGAAGGTCCAAGAGGAACTGGTGCTGTTGGTAAACGATCATAACGACGCATACGAAGTGTGCGTCCACCTTTTGCTGGCAATCGTTTCATTTCAGCGCCGAGCTTGTGAATAAGATTTGGAGTTCTTACTGACAAAAGCACATCATCAAACGTCTGTTGCACTGGCGCAGGTAAAGTATTTACGGTAGTAATCATAATACTCTCCCAAAGCGAACAAGCTTTGATTAAAAAAATATATATAACAGTAAAGAAGTGGACTATGCTTCATTTAATCCAAGAGCTCGATGAACGCTCATACACCGAAAGGCTCGGCGAACACCTAATACGCCGAAAAGCTGACGAGGCTGATACGTCACAGCGTAGAATATCACAAATAATATAAATACAAAAAGGGATACCGAAATATCCCTCATTGTATATGAGCTAAAGGTGTCTTGAGAATTTTTGCGCGCTGACATGAGTACGTACAAACGCGCATAGGAAGTAGGTTGTAGGTACCTATAGTATATATTATTCCTATATGAACCTAAAACAAAATATCGCAGCTAGTTATGCATCATTCATTTCGTAATGGTTACCATCAGGGCGCTCTTTAAATACTCCACCCCATCTATTTAATGGATGTAATGATTCCCAGTACTCACCAAATGGTTTATGGTCAGTACTATTGGGAAGATAATTCCCGTCTTTAAAGAGATTAATATCCAATGCAAGGCGCTTACAATGTAGGCTATCTTTTATTCCCTTACCTGATTTAGCATAGATCTCAGCTTGCTCAACTGTTCTAAAAGCCTCACCAAAAGTAATGGTATATCCATGCGCATATATAAATTCAATAAGTTGTGAAATATTGCGCGCAAACAGTGCCTGTTTATCCTGTAGTGTCATAGTTAATTCCTAAAGAAATCTTTTCGCTTCTGCTACTTGTCTTCTTAGTTGTTCTTTGCGTTCTTCTGTAAGAACTCGTCGATCGTACTCACCAACACGCGCCAACGGTGTTTCACTAGCCTGAGGAGAAATAGTAGCCGACGATTTAACTTTATTCTTATTACTCGACAGGCGCTTCTCAGCATCAATAACAGCCGGATTTTCATGTGCAATACCCAAGTTTTTAATAAGAGTATATGCTGCCTTTCCTTTGGCGTACAAGTTTGGATTGTACATCATTGACTCATAAGCTTCAGGATACAGCGTGCTCAATGTTTTTATATTATCCGCTGTAATGACTTCATCAAAATCAGAAAATTGTGCCTTGAGGCGAATTTCTGCAGATTGCTCCGCTGATTGCTTTTGTATGTCATCTATTTTTTTGTCATATTGCTGAGTAACTTTTTGAATGATCTTTTTCAGGTGCTTACCTTCAATAAGATCTTCGTCTGAAAAATCAGGAGTTTCGTCTGGAGTCTGCATTCTAGTTTGATTGGCGCTGGGCTCTGATCTTTTATTATACATCTCTTCGAGTTCTTTTATTCTGCGTTCTTTCTCTTCGAGTTTTTCGCGCATTATACGAAGATTGTATTCACGAAGTCCTTCCTTCTCCTTCGGTTGCTCAGTCGAGCCTGAGCTGACAGCTTGCTGAACAACTGAAGGAGAAGAATCCTGTTGAGCTTGTTGCTCTATCATTGATTTAACTTGGTCTTGCACTAATTCATCATGCATATATTTCATTCTCCCCAGAATTAACACGGATTACTGCATCTTTTTTATCTTCGCCATTTTCTTTTTTTACCCAAGAAAATAATTCTCCTGATTCCATCAATGTCACATACTGCGCTAATTGACGAGTCTCAGGATCTTCAAGAAACTTGATCGTATTTCTTAGTATAAATTTATAGAGTGATTG